GCTTGCGTCGAGCCAGGCTTGAAGCTGGCTTTGCGCCTGTTCCAGGGTGATGGCCATAGATTAATTCCTGCGTTGAGAGAGCACGCGCATAGCAGTGCGGCGCCCAGAAACAACTCTCCCGCCAGAAGGCGGGAGCTCGTTGGGTTCAGCGGGTGGTTTCGGTACCGGGTTTTCCGGTGCCGGTGCGGGGCCCGAATCCGGCTCGATGTCCGATTCCGGTGGTGGCGAATCAAACAAACCGCCTTGTCGGATCTGCGCGTCCAACGCGGCCCAATCGTGTTCATTGAGCAGGTGCGTTTTCAGCGATCGGGCCGCATGCAGCGCGTAGGTTTCACAGTCCGTGGCTTCGTTTCGCTCGCCTGCCTTTTTCTGCCAGACCTTGCGATAGTGGTGCCGGCGGCTGGGGGCTTTCACTTCGGCGGTAATCTGCCGGAAATAGTCCGGCCGCACGGTCTTGTAGAAGTGCATCCGACCCGGACCTTCGCCCGTCAACGGCAGCCGGCCTTCGATCCAAAGATCCTTGGCCCGCGACGTACCGACGATGTAAGGGCGCAGGCCATACTTCGAGGCCTTTTGCTCCTTGTCGGTGTCCACACCCTGTCGAGGCGCACTGAAGATTTCTTTGCGTTCATCGTCCCGGCTGTTGCCTCGCTCGCTGGCACCCTTGATCGCCATCACTCCGCGTTGTTGATACTTACGGCAAAACGCGTAGGCCGCATCCTGGGTGACGGTGCCGTCCGAGGTGTCCAGAGAGACGGCCAGGACTTTCAGCCTCGCGCCGCAGGCATGGGTGATCGGCGAGAACAGCAGCTTTTCCAGGTCCAGCCAAACGCCCTGCCCAGGCAACACCACTTCGCCGTAGATCTCACCCCAGTAAAGCAACCAGGACTCCTCACCACGGCCCCATGCGCGAAGAACGACTGCCAGGCGATCGTGCTGCACGTCGACGCCCGCGGTAATCACCAGCCCACCCATGGGCACGAACATTTCAGGGTAATCCTCGGCCCGCTCCGCCAGCTTGTCGGCTTCGGGCAGATCCGATTTGTACTCGTAGGCTCGACCCTGTTTCTGGTTAACGAACTTGATCAGCAGCGACAGGTTGCCCATCGCGGCCTGGTGCTCGGCGTTGAGCTGCTCGCGCACGATGTTTGCCAAGCTGGTACCCGGCAGGCAGGCATAGAGCTCGTTCAATTCAATGAACCCGGCTCGCCCGGCAAAGGGTTTGGTTGCCACCCAACCGCAGAATGGATCACCCGCCTCGACGGCGTTGAACACCGTGTTGCGGATGTTTTCTTTGCGCTGGTAGTCGTCCCAGATTTCCCCGCAATGCGGGCAGGCGTAACCGGCGGTGTCGGGATCGGCACGACCGTAGATTTCGTGCGGCTCGACCCCCTCATTGATGTCCAGGTATTTGATATGGGCGAAGTCCAGGACATGAGCCTGGCCGCAGGCATGGCAGACAATCGGCAGCACGCGGCAATCGGTCTGGGCCAGGCGCGCCTCGGTTTTGCTCGCGCCCTTGATCGCCGGGGTTCCGCCCACCAGCATCTTCGAACCCGGATAACGTTTACCACGCTCTTCGAGCAGGGCGATCGCATCGCCCTGCCCCTTCACGTCGTCGCTGGTGTCGTCCGGTTCCTCGACCACCGACAGCCCCACCGATGACGTCGACTTCACGTTGCCGGGGGAGTTCGAGGCCACCAATTTGAGGAAGCCGCCGGGGAAACTCTTGTGGTCCCAGCGGTTGCCGGAGGACCGACTGGTGTCGACCGGCATCAACCGATTGACCTCGCTATTCGCCATCACGCCGTGCTTGAGCTTCTCGTCGTGGAAGTTCTTCCCGTCCTTTTCCTTGGCAAACAGGATCATGATTGGGCGGGGCAGGAACTGGACAAACTTGAACAGGTACCCGATCAGGAACCAGGTCCAGCCGATCTGCGCGGCTTTCATCAGATCCACTTCGCTAACGCGCGGATCATCCAGCGCAGCGGCAACGCCGAGGAAGTACGGCGTGTAGTGGAAGTCGTAAAGGCCGTGCAGCACACCGCTTTCAGCGGGCAAGTAAAACTCTGTGCTCAAGTACTCCGCCGTGGGCACGTCACGCGGCGGGTTGAATTTCCCCGCTGCTGCCAACAAGCTCTGCGCCAAGTTTTCGCGCGTAGCCTGCAATTCGTTCGGTTGTAGGTCCAGCAACTTTGGCCACCACAGATCGATCAACCGTGAGTTTCTGCACGTTCTCGATTTCCTGAATTAATCGTTCAACGCCGCCCAGGTATTCCCGGTTGGCAAAGGCCGACCAGTCGGACAGCGCCCGCTCGGCTTCCATGCTGGGGATCAGCGACCGCAACTTCTCGTGATACAGCAGACGCCCGTTCGCCGCCTTGACCCGCCCTTCGTCAATCCGCACAGCGTTGAGTTCCTCCAACTGGCTGCCCCCACGCCCCGCCGCCTTGTTGCGCAAGTCGCGGATGTACGCGATCCGGATCTCGTCCAGGCTGGCCGCCTGCCAGTCACTGATGCTCAACCCCTTCAACACATCGCGGGCATTGCGCTCGCTCATGTCCAGGTGATCGGCTATCTCGCGCTGCGTTGGCATGGTCATCTCCTAGGACTGGACAGGAAGCGGAACCCCCTATGTCGGGTTGAATCTGCAAAAAGATCGGGGTTCGAATTACCCCAATTCCGCCATCGCCCGGAAGGACCCATTGAATAAGGGGCCGAGGTCGTCAAATCCGACCGAAATGCACCAAAATAGACCGAAACCGGGTGAAATCATGGCGCACCGTCACCCCCGGCCCATCTCGCGGGCCAATGCCCGGCGAAACAGCGGTTCGAACTCGGCAGCGGCGACGCGATCGGCCACACCGTAGAAGTCGAAGCGCCGACGATAGGTCGGGCGCTTGACGAAGATCAGGATGGGGCGCGCACCGCTGCCGACCCGTTGCCAGATACCCAGCGGGCCATTGCCATTGCCTGGGCGACCAGCGAAGTAGTCTGGGGCATTGCGATTGCGCCGCTTGCTGCGCGCCGTGCGGTTGGCCATGAAGCCTGATACACGTTCGGCAGCACCAAGGGCGGACAGTATCTGCATGATCTGGCCGCGGCTGATGTTGCCACTGCCATCCATTCGGGCGCGCCGGCCGGGTACCGCGTACATGTCCGCTGGCATCAGGCCGTAGTGAATCAGCGCCTTTTCGAATCTCTTGTGTGGACGACTGCCGCCGTCCATGTGTACAGGCAGGTACTTCGAGGCAGCGACACCCGAACTGGCTTCATCCTTGACCCACACGCGAGCAAACAACCTGGTGGGGCTGGCTCCTCGCTTGTAGATCGAGTTCAAGGTCCAGCGGGTTGGGCGATCAAAAACGCGGGCTATCTCGGCCGTCTCGGCTAATTGCAAACGCTCAGCGGTGAAGGTCAGTGCCTTGGCCGCTGCCATGGGTACCTTGTTACGGGCCAGCCCGCGCATCTCTCGCACGATCTTGTCGATGTTGTCACGCATCTCAAGCCGCATCTTTGCTCTTACTCGCGATCAATTGCTGGCGACTCGGTGACGCCAAGGCGTTTGGCGGCCCAGCGTTCGTACAGGCCGATGGCAACATCGGCGCCGGCCATCGCAGTCAGGCAACCCAGGCTGCCTGCTGTCCAGATCGTCATGCCAGCGCCGATCATCAGCATCATTGCCGACACACCGCAGACGATACAGGCACCGGAGCGAAGCGCCAGGCGCCGCAATAGCGCCCAGCCGCGCGCCCCATCCTTATCTGCTCGCCACATCTCTCCGGATACACCTCCAACCAGAGCCAGAACGATCACTAACCAGATCGGCATCTCTGCAAGCGCTTGCTGCTCATTTGTCATGTTGTGCCTCAAGTGAAGGAGTGTGCCGAACACAAAAAAGAAAACCCCGCCGGGTGGCAGGGTTCGATGTCATGACGTTAGCCAGGACGGAGTCCACAGCACGTGCTCGGGTCAGCGCCAAGGCGCAAATTCCATATCGTGGGGACTTTTTACCCCTCTCCGGAAAAACCGAAAAGGGGGTATTTTCGGTTGTTTGATTCGACACAACTTTGACGCACTTTGACGCAGGTTTGAGGCAAACCACCCCGACGAATGGCAATCAGCAAACTCGCGTGCGCTTGCTCATTGCTGCTCGCGTGTAATTGGTTTCCACCGTACCACTGCGGCGATCACGTCCACGTGTTGTTGCGCTGCGCACGGTCAGTATCAACAGCACCTGCTGGTGTAGACGATGCACCCAATTCCTGTAAGTCCGGTCGGCATCCTCGGCGAGACTCAGCAACCGCAGTTGCTCGCGAACGGTCATTGGAGGCTGCACCAAGTATCGATTGCGTGCCAACAGGGCCAACTGGGCGCCCTTTTCCGATTGGCGTTCGAGTTGGGCAACAGCGGCTGCCACTTCGGCACTGGCATGGTCCAGGCCACCACCAGCCGACATCATCAGATCTCGCGAACCGGGCGTGCCACGGGGAGCGCAACCGCCATATTGCATGATCGTGGCCATCGGACTACCCAAGCCACCACCGTCGCCAACCTGGCAGTGCTGGGTGCCCCAATGCTGCATCAACGCTTCAACTTCCTCGATCATCGCCCCAATCCCCTCAAAATCAAACCCAACACAAAAAACACCCAACCCAACACAAACCCAACACAGTTAAAACCCTTATAAATCAATAGCTTCAGTTCATTTGTGTTGAGTGTGTTGGGTTTGTGGGGTTTTTCTGTCCTCGCATGGAGTTTTTTTCTATTGCCGTAAGGGCAAATGAGAGTGCGAAAAACGCGTGCGCACGCGTGCGCGCGGGCGTAAACCCAACACACCCAACACATCTCTCTGTAACCCTTGAATTTGCTGGCTCGAATCTGTGTTGGGTTGCCGAAATTGACCCGACACACACCCAACACACCCAACACAAAGCTTGAGGAATTCATGCTGCGATCCCCTTGAGGTGATCCCAGCCGTCTACATTCCAACCCGCAAGTTTTGCCTTGGAACGCCAGAACGACACCGTGCTCCCCAGCTCGGCCGCCTTCAATGATGGGAGCAGGGAAGCGTCAGGATGATCGGGAACGAAGAACGCCCCGAAACGACGATTGCTACCTTCAGTCCAAGGGATGGACCTGGTCTTCTCCACCGCCGAATTGATGAACAGGGAGAATTTCGTCTGGCTCATCGTATGCTCTTTGTTTCGCTGACACCACTCCAAGAACAGTGCATACAGATCGGTCGAAAGACATGGTCCCCATAAACCGTTGCCAAGCTCACTCGTCTGCCACAAATGCAGGAAGGTCTGCCATCCGGCCCGACTCAAGGCCACCAATCGTTCGCGGGCATCCGTCGAGGGTGGTCGTGTCCGCTGATTGAAGTCGCCCAAATCGACCGACAACAACCAGCCGTAGAGTGCCGCGACGCCGCCCTGCTCCAGCTCTCGTCCGATTGCCTTTTGCCGCTCGACCGGCAAGGTCTCCATAGGCCACATCACCAGCATCCGCCGGTCACTGTCGCTGATCGGCCACGGCAAAATTTCGTTGCTCAGGAACACCGCGTTCATGTGGTTGGCTTCCTCCCAACCGTTGATAAACTTCGATTCCATTCGCACCGTCTTGCCGGTGATCAGGTGCTTAATCTTGCCCACCTGGTTGTACCGCTGATCACGGCTCACCACCTCTTCGAACACCGACCACAACTTGCGGCTTTGCCAGGCGTTGAAGTTGCTCTCCAACTGCGTCTGGCCGACCGTGGCAGCATACTGGCCGTACAGCATGCCCAGCGCGTCGGCGAACAGCAGGCTTTTGCCAGAGCCTTCCATGATCGAGTGCATCAGCACGGCGGTGTCCATCTTGGCGCCCAGGTGCTGCAACGGGTACGCCAGCCATCGGATCAGCCATTGGGACGCCGCTTCATCGTGGTTGCACAAAAACGAAATCAGCCAACGTAGGTTGGCGCAGGCTTCGTCATCCCTGACCGGTTCGAGCGGCAGGCCATCGAAGGTATTGATATAGACCGCAGGGTCTTTGCTCATGGTCGGATCAAACACGATGTGTTCGACATCCACGGTGCGCCGCTCACTGCTGTTCAGCCACAGGGGATACGTGTCACCCAGGGCCATCTTCACCGCGCCTTCGGCAATGCGACGTTTCTTTTCCCGATCCCAGACATCCTTGGTGCCATCGATGTACACGTATCGGTCAGTCGGTGGCATACCCAGCGCGCCCCCCTTCTTACCCGCCATGCGCCGCGCTTGCTCGATGTCGCGGACGTGATCATCAGCAATCAACCTTTTGCCCGTGTCATCGAGCCACGCCTTAGCGAGTGGCTTGCCCACCCGTGCTTCGAATGCAGCTTTCTTCATCACCCGCGACTGGTCGCAGTCCCACACTTGTGTTGTGCCCTCTACCAGCGCAAAACGCCGAAGCAACTGGTCAAGCGTCAGCACCTCCCCCGCGCCCCCATCAGGAGCCGGAGCGGCCTCGCTGATGTCAGCGTTCGCACCGTTCGGCTCGCTCGTCACACCGGATGGGGTCGGGGGACGATCCTGCGGATCAGGCCGTGATGAACGCTGCATACCCAACATACGCGCAGCATCCTTCACTGCCTTCGACTGATCGCCGCCGTGCTCGAGTAAACAAAATACCTCGAAGGCGTCGTTCTGATGCCCGTTCGCGAGCGGATCGGCACCGTGGTGCGAATACACCTTGCCGTCAGTGATTGTCACACCTGGCAGGCCGGTGCTGCTCTGCGGGTAAAGCCACTTGCTACCCCGCTTTATATAGCCGTGAGTACGCAGCAGTTCCTCGATGTCGTGGCAGCGGTTGAACTCGTCGATCACCGACGGCTGCTTACCCGCCACAGGTGCTGAACGCTTAATGACCTTCGCCGGCGCCGCGGTCGGCTTGATCGCCCACGGGCAGGCGGCCTCGGCATCACGCTTGAAGAATTCCCAGCCTTGCCAGATATTCAGCAGATCGGTAGTCAGCGTCGGCAGACCGTCGTTGGCGTTCGGAGGGGTTCTCCAGGTGTAAGGCTTGCCGGTATTCGGATGAACCGAAGGCGGAAATACGTCCTGTACCAGGCCAGCGCGCAGCTCGAACACCGTGAAGCGCTTGTACTTTTCAGCCTCCGCGCGCGCAGCAGCCTCCCCGACCCCATCGCCCTGCTCTTTCGCGGCCTTGGCTTTATCCATCAGGCTTTTGTGAATCGAACCGTCAGGATCTTTTTCATTCGGCCAGGAAAGAGAGTGCCGGGTCAGCTCAATGCCTTCCGGTACTTTGAACACGACCCGGAAGCGCGCAGGGTTACCAACAATGGTCGGATACACCAACGCCATGGCATCCAGATCGACACCCAGCAGCTCATACAACACGTGCCGCGTCCACTGAACGTCGTCGACGTCTAGCGAACAGACACGGCTCGGCCCAAGCACGACACCGAGGTTATGGTTTGGGTTTTGCTGCCAGAATGCTTCGGCGGCGGACGCATCCGTGATGTAGCCGCCCGGCTTGTTCCACCCCAGTCCCTTAGGGGCTTTTTCACCTGGCTCAATGGATACCAGGGCGAGGTCGAAAGTCGTGATGTAACGTTTTGCCCATGTAGCGATGGCTAGTCCTTTGGCCGGTTCAGTCATCGCCGAGCCTCCCGCAACCCCTGACAGTCGACGCAGGTTTGGCAACCGGCAATCGTCTGCTGTCGAAGCAACGGGATGGGATCGTCGCAATCCGCGCAAAACTCAGCGCTGGCGCGGCTGGATGGCGCAAGGCGACGGCGCTGAAGCGCGACGTCGAGTAGGTACTGCGCCTGGTCGTTGGCGCGATCGATTTCATCAGCCATGAGCACGATCCTCCATCGCCTGACGAGCACCCGCCATGATTCCGAGAACTTCGCGGATCACGTCCATACCCTGCTTTTCGAGATCGAGGACTTCGTGAAGCTCCCACACGTTGTCGGCAGCACCATCGTGCATCGCGGCAACGAATTCACCGGTTTCGCCGAGCAACTTACCGACGGCCTTCAGGGCAACCCGAGTTGCAGGCACTGGTACCGGGCGATACCAGACGGCGCCTGCCGGCCGCATTAGCGCGTCAAGCAAGCGCGAATCGCCAGTGAGCCTGATTAACTCCTCGAGTTCATCAGGATTAAGCCAGCGGCGCTCTTCATCGAGTTTGAGTTTCTTCTGAAGGGTGTCGTTGTCCAACACCATGTCAAAGGCAAGGGCGGTAATTCCGCCCTTGTAGTCACGACCAGCGCGATAAATCGCCTGTCGCAGTGGAAGGACCGGACCGGCGTCCGGCAAAAGATCTGTTCGACTCATAACCGTAAATCCCCTGTTTACGGTCTAGCCATAGTCCAGGGCAAACCCTATCCTACGACCACGACCGATGTGCATGTGCTGTGTATCGTCGTAGCCGGACTGGGGGATCTTTGGTGAGAGGCCCCAGTCCGGCACCCTTTTAAGCTGCCGATTTCAGGCCAGCGGCTGCTTTTTCTTGCGTGTAAAGGCTCTCAATGGCCTTTCCAGTCACATACCGAACATCTGCGCCTTTAGCGGCACGATTAATAGTCGGCTGCGTTGTCCCTACACGATCTGCGATGACCCTTTGGGATAAACCTGACCGCAGTAATTCCGCGAGCATTTCTTGGATAGACATTTCGTTCACCGATGCGCTTTCGCATTGAACGCCACAATACACAAACGTATTGATTGATTCAATACAATCGCCGATACGTTTTTGAATCAAGGCAGAGAAAAGTGATAGGCGACCGCATTGCTCAACGCATGCAAGAACTAGAACTGTCCGAGGGCGAACTTGGCCGACGTTCAGGCGTCCCTCAGCCGACAATTCATAGAATCGTGACTAATGCGGTAGCCAGTCCACGTCACGAGAACGTTGAAAAAATCGCCAAAGCCTTAAAAGTCAGCAGTAATTGGCTGTGGAAAGGAGGCGAACACAAAGAACCAACAAAGGATGCAAAGCCTTTCTCTAGCTCTGAATCCAACGTAGAGCCTGGGCCGGCAATCAAAGGATATGTGCCGTTGATTTCTTGGGTACAAGCAGGCGCTTGGTGCGAGATTGAGGATGTTCGTACTCTTGATGACGCTGAGATATGGCTGCCTTGCGCGGCGTCTCATAGTGGTCAGACGTACGCCCTCAGAGTGCGCGGACTGTCCATGTTTAACCAGCATGAACGCCGCTCTTTCCGAGACGGAGATATCATTTTTGTTGACCCCGCAAAGGACGCCGAGAACGGCTCACTTGTCATTGCCAAATTAGTCGACAGCCAAGAAGCAACGTTTAAACAGCTAGTGATGGAAGGAAAGCGCCGCTTCTTGAAGCCGTTGAACCCCGCCTGGCCCGAGCCGATCATTGAATTGGGCGACGATGCAATGATCTGCGGCGTCGTATTCTCGAAACTAGAAATTTTCTAATACATCACATGCCAGATTGAGCCCGCTTACTGCGGGCTTTTTTGTGCTTACTCGAAAATCAATTCAAATACGTATTGACTGAATCAATACGTATTTGTATCGTTTGCTTCGTTACCTCTCACCAAAGAGTACGAGCCATGCAAACCACACAGCACAGCAACACTCGCTGCCCGGTCTACCTGCACCCTTCTGTCTGCAGTAGCCGCGTCGCGGTCGAGGCAATCCAGCACCGCACCGGTCTGCTGGTGATAACCACGCCGGAAGGCCGCACCGAAGCCGTCCAGTCAGTTAATACCGACGCAATCGATGCCAACACCTGGCCGCTCGGAGGCGATGCAGCATGAACAGCTATCTAATCCCACTCGCGAAACAAGATCTGCTGCATCACATGCTTCAAGTTGGCGGCGCAGCCGTTTGCCCACTTCAACGACCAGAGCAAACCATCCACGCAAGCTTTGAGGTGGAGCTCACCGACAACAGCGCAGTCGTCAACGTTGACCTGGGCGGCCACACCGGCGAACTGACCCTTAAGCGCTCAGACAGAGCCAATCACCTACACCTGAGGGATTTCATTCAGGACATCGCGAACGGCCGTATTGAATCGGCGCAGCCCGCGCCACCCGAACAGTCGGGCCGACTGGCGCAAATTGATCGAGCACTGGCGGATTCGGAAGCATTGCTTGACCGCGTTCGCAAACTGATCGCCGCCTGAGGATAGCGCCATGAACCGCACCCTGGACCAAACCGCCGCAGTGCTCGGCATCAAGCCCCGCGCTTTCCGCACCAGGTTGCGGGAGCTGGGCATCTTGAACAGCAGCGGTGACCTCGCCAGCCAGTATCGAGACCAAGGCCGTCTGTACTCAGCCCCCCGCGTCCGCTGGAACCCCACGATCGGCAAACCGGTTCACTACGCCGTAGTGATGGTGAAAGAAGCCGGGGTGGATTGGCTGGCAAAGAAGTTGGGCATCACCATTACGAACAAGGACGCCGCCGCATGAAAACCAATCAAGCCAACGCCTACACCCAAGCCCTTGGCGCCCTGAAGTTGATCCCGATCTACCTCAATTGCCCCGGCGTCGTCAGCCGCGCCACGCTGATTGGCGCCTCGACCGAAGCCGTCCAGTTGCTGGAAAGCATGCCGGTGCTGAGTACCGATCTGGCGGAGGTATTTCGCTGCGTCAACAACATCATTCAAGACGGACAAGTGGCCTACGTTACCCCCACCAACTCACCCGAGTATCCATTCGGTGCCGTGGTGGCTGATGCGAAAGGCCACATCTGCGCCGCCGCGATGGGTAAAAGCAAGGAAGGGCTGGCCGAATTGATCCGCCTCAAGCTAGCGCCCCGATCGGAGGGGTTCGGGGAGGAAGCCGCATGAGCAACACCCTCGACCTGCTTCGCAAACAGTTCGCCACACCCTGCCCGTCATTGACGACAGTCCGAGAACAGTACTTCACGCACATCCGGACCGACCGCTACCTGCTGGAGGAGATCAAGGCCGGCCGCATCGCCTTGGTCGTCAAGCGGCTACACAACTCGGCACGGGCGAAGCGCGTGGTTTACCTGCACGATTTGGCCGACTTCCTCGACGCCCAAGCGGCGAAGCAAGCGGCCTGATTTATCGGTGGCCCCTGCCGTTCAGGGGCAAACAACTCGCACTCACTGAGGCACAGCACATGAAACCAACAGACACAGCCGAATTCATCGGCGAACTCAACGCGGGCGTCTTCGCGAACCAGATCGGTCACGCCCTTTCGGAAGTTGCATCGGGCGTTGTCGACAACGGCAAAGTCGGCTCCGTCACGTTGACCTTCACGCTTAAACAGATTGCCGACAGCCACCAGGTAACGGTCAACCACAAGCTCGCCTACAAGGTGCCAACCAAACGCGGCAGCCGCAGCGAAGACACAACCCTCGATACGCCCATGCATGTCAACGAGGGAGGTCGCCTGACCTTGTTTGCTGAAGCTCCTCGCGCGGGCCAGCTGTTCAACCGAGACGCCGCGCCGATTCACGCGAAGTCCTAACTGCTCTATCCATGCCTCTCACCAAAAGGAAAACGATCCAATGGAAGCCAAAGCGATACAGTTGATTCAAGACACCGCCGTACTGGCCTATGCCAAGCCGCTGAGTACCTTCACTCCGGCGCTGGTGCTGCCGTCTGATCAGAAGATCCACAGCATCGAGAAGTTTCAAGCCGCTCGCAGTCGCTTCCGCGGTGCGCTCACCACCCATTCGTTGCTGGACTTCGGCAACTACGTGATGGAGCAAAGCACCGATACCGTCGCATCTGGATTTGTCGACGCAGAAGCCATGTCGTGCACCGTAATTTTCAACCTTGGCAGCACCAAAGAACCAGGGCACGGCGACTTCACCGCCACCCTCAACCTGAGAAAAACTGCCGCCTTCCGAGCGCTCGAGCGGGCTGCCACCATCCAATTCGCACAGAAAGACCTGAGCGACTGGATTGAGGATTGGGCGTCAAACCTCCAAGCCTTTGGAGCGGACGATAGCCACATCGATCTGCGTAAAGCCGCGAGCGCGATCCGCTCCATCAGCATCGAGCAAGCACGCAAGAGCGAACATGTCGTTGGCGACCTGAGCGCATCCCGTTCGGCGATGGACCAGATCGAAGCCAAATCCTCCGAAGGCCTGCCAGCCGAATTTCTATTCACCGTCGAGCCATATGAAGGGCTGAAGGTCCAGATTATCCGACTCCGTGTTGCTGTCCTCACCGGCGGTGACAAGCCCCTACTGCGTTTGCGCTGGATTGGCGAAGAGCAGCTGCGCGAGGACCTCGCACAAGAATTCAAGGATGTCGTTCAGCAGGAAGTCGGCGGGGGCGCGAAGTTGACCATCGGCAGCTTCAACTTGGGCTAACCACCACTGCAACGCCCGTCGCCGGCCTCTCACCAATGATCCCGGCGGCGGGCTCTACCGAGGAGCACAGCACATGCAAACACAACATCTGATCATCATCGCTACTTGTTCATCCATTGGCTTGTTGTTGATGGCCTACTTCATACGTGAAGCAGCCCTGCGCGCACTCGCCCGCAGCTACAGCAGGGGTTTGAACGAGCGCAATGCCCTGCATTCGCTTCGCATCGAAGCCTTGAATACCGACATCGCCGATCTGAATCGTCTGCAACGAACCGACCAAAACCGTTTGGAGAAACTGGCTCGCCAAGCGCGTGCTACGCGCGCGACCCCTTTCCTCAAGAGCGACCACTTGGCCCTGCTAGAGATTGCCACCACCCTCAAGCTAGCCAAAGACACTTGGGATGCATTCCCGGGAACCGAGGCTTATCGCGTGAAAGCTATCAACCAGGCCCAGTTCGTCGGCACCCTGGCTTATCGCTTGCTGGATAGCATCAGTGCTGAGGAACGCTTGGCGCTTAAGGATGCCGCATGATCGCCCTGCGCCGAACAGTCCGAATCCGCCGCGGCCAAATGCCCCCACTCGACTTACAAACGATCTGCGACAAGTGCAACAAGTCACGGGCGCACGGCAACCACGAACAATGCAGCAAGCAGCGCCAGGCCGAGGGTATCGCCCGACGCGCAGGGGAGAAACAACAATGAGCGCAGCAGAGAAACTCGACCTCCACATCACACCAGGCGCCTGGTTCCGCCAGGATCTGCTGTATCCAGTGTTCGGTCTGAGCACCGAAGCCGTCCGCAAGTACCGCACCCGCGGCCTCTGGCTTGAAGGCAAACACTGGCGCAAGGACCCAGCCAATGTGATCGTTTACAACCGTGCCGCCATTGAGCGCTGGATGGAAGGGAAACCATGACCGACAAGATGCCGACCGGCGTTGAGATGAACGGCAAGCAATTGCGCATATGGTTCATCTTCAACGGCCAACGGTGCCGGGAACCCTTGGAGGGGGTCTCGAAAGTAAACAAGGCCGCGATCGCCTATGCCGACAACAAGCGCCGCACCATCCTCGCGGAAATAAAAGAGGGCCGCTTCGACTATGCGGCCCACTTTCCGAACTCGCCCAGGGCTGCCATGTTCACAGGAACTGGCGGCCCTTCGCTAAAGCGCACCGTGAAAGAAGGCATTGATCGCTGGCTGGAGGTTCAGCGCGCGCTCAAAGCTTCAAGCACCGTCGTCAACTACGTCAGCAAGGCTGTGCACGTCGAGAAGAAATTCGGCAAGCGCCGGATCGTCGACATCAGCAAGAGCGACATCGAGTTGTTCCAAGCGCAGCTGCTCAAGCAAGGCCTCGCCCCGAAGACAGTGAACGACATCTTCACCGTCGTCCGCGGGGTCTGGGCTGATGCCTTCGGCGACGGCATCCTGAAAGCCAATCCGCTCGACCGGATCAGCAACGTCGGATCTGATGTCGACCTGGAGCATGCCGACCCCTTCAGTCGCACCGAGATCGACTTGATCGGCAACGCGGATCCAGACCGTCGAGCTGATGCCCGGATGATTGAGTTCAACTGCTGGGCCGGTCTGTCCCTGTCCGAGCTCATCGGGCTCGCCGTTGAAGACATCGATCTTGAAGCCGGCCTGGTACATGTCCGCCGGGCGTTGGTCGTTGGTGAATTCAAAGTCCCCAAAGAACGCTCCAGGGTTCGAGTCGTCGAGCTCATCGACCCAGCTCTCGAACTGATGCGCGACATTGTTGCCGCTGCCAAAGACGCCCCCACCGTGGAGATCACTGTCATCCAGCGCGACAACATCACCTCCAAAAAAATGAAAGTCAGGTTTCTCTTCCGTAGCTCGACTAGCGGCCTGCTCTGGAGTGGTAAGACGTTGAGCAACTGGTTTACTGCCCATTTGAAAAAGGCAGAGGTCCGACATCGCGGTGCGAATCAGTGTCGCCACACCTTTGCGAGCCAGATGCTGTCAAGTTACGTCCCGGTCGAATGGGTAGCCAGGCAACTCGGCCACGCCGATACCACAATGGTAAGAAAGCACTACGGGAGATGGATACCCAAAGACACAAAAAGCATGGCAGGCATAGTTTCGAAAATGCTTGGCTTTAGAAGTGAGTGAGCGCGCTATTAAAGCTAATTTCCAGCTCGTAAATTAATTAGGTCAGTCGCCCATGATCTAGGGCGACTAGCTGAAAAAACGAACTTATGAAATTCGGACTCAAGGAGCCTCAACAGGTTCAAACCCTATGAGGCTAATTATCTTAATCTCACGACCAGTGCCGAGCACCATCTCTATTTTCTCTTCACACCTGAATCTGTATCGATTACGCAAGATAATACCGGCAAGATTAATACCCGCCCCTTCCTTCAGCCCGCCGCTGTAAGCGACACCATCAACGAAAATCTTCCAGTTCCCGGCAGTAGCATCCGCTGAGTCAACAATACCAACCAACTCGAGGCGCTCTATGCTCAGATCCTCGCGAGAACGACAGCGTTGAATAATATTTTGAGCGCTCGCGACTCGGACCCGGCTTCTACTTGAGCTGTGCATCCCGGGAGTAGACCAGCGATTAGTGAGCTGGCAATCGTTTTCCGCTATGAAACTCAACAGCCCAATTAAAGACGAAGCAGCATGTCCTTTCATTCTAGAGAGGAATTGAACCGCATCGTCTGCATTTTCGGCTACGTCGAGAAATTCGTTGAGTGTTTGAAATGCAGCTATAAGTGCCTTGTTCTCACCCAACATGTCACAAGGTTCAGAACTACGAACCTGGACAGTAAATGAACCGTAACAGAAACCAAATACGTCAGACTCATATGGGTCTTCGCCCTTGGGTATCGGTTTACCGATTGCTTTGGCGGAAGCCCTTGCTAAATTTCGCAGAACTCCTTGGTATATATTCAAAAAAGCTGACAGCTTGCGCGTCCGAATACGAGGCTCTCGGATCGACTCTGGGACGGCGAGAGATGCATACGCCACGGTTGTATTAAGCTCTTGGGCCTTAATTAAGACCTCATCGCCATATGAGAACGTCAGCCCAGGCTCTGGAAGTAGTTCTTGTGGCACCACATCCATCATGTAACGTTCGATGCCGAACGGTTCAAAGAGGTTGTCTGGGGTGGCACGGTAAAACTCGACTAACTCCGGCTCCTCATACACAAGCCTAAGATCTATCTTCCCGTTCAGCAACTCGTCACAACGTCGGCTTGAAACAGGCACACAAAGAAAGGTTGGCCCATGCTGCGCTATTTCAGAAACCATACAAACATAGCGAACACCGATTAGATCACGCGCAACGAATACCTGCGGATAATCGTAGTCAAGCAATACATGCAGAAGCTCTAATGCTTTCATGCCTCGCTCCCTGTCGCGCACGCCAGATCGAACTCCCTAGAGCGCCACCAGGAAAAATGGCTGTCTTTGCCAGTTTTCATCGCAACTCCATCATCCTGGCTGAGAATAATCTTCACCTTAGCCTTATGTTTATGGATAGAGAGTTTTAGCAGGCGATCCAAATCTTCTGGATTCTGGAACACGGAAATCGACCGAGCCTGGCACTCGGGCACGCGGAAGGTTTTGTCTGGGAACAGCACTCGATGAGAAAGGAAATCCCCATCCGTAGGTTCGACACATTCGCAAAGCCGGTAACAGACGAACCGATCAAGACTGAATGCCTCCGATGGCGGGCATTGCTCGGGCAGTTCCTCGTACCACACTTTTTCTACGCTCATGACGCCATTCCGTTGACTTGATATAGCTATGGAGGCCACATGCTATCCACAGCGCACCAGCGTGTCACGACATTTGCAGCGGACTCCTAGCTGCACATGATTTTATGTAGGCACTGCGGTTGTACGTATACCGGCCTTAGCAGGCCAGGCGTGAAGGTTTTTTGCCCTAAATATGCCCTAAATAAAGCATCAGAAACGAAAAAGCCCCCGTAATCATCAATGATTACGGGGGCTTCGTCTTGTTCAATAATGGCGGAGAGATAGGGATTCGAACCCTAGGTACCGGTGAAGGTACAACGGATTTCGAATCCGTCCCATTCGGCCACTCTGGCATCTCTCCAACGGCGCGCATCATAACAACACTTTTGCCGAAAGCAAACCCTCTTTCGCAATTTTTTCTGTGCTATCAGATGCTTGCGTCGATTAAAGCGGTACGCCCAGACGGTTGGCGACTTCTTCGTAGGCTTCGATGACGTCACCGAGGCCCTGGCGGAA